ATACTGATACGTCTTTTTTGTTTACTCAATCAGATACAAATCAATTAAATTTAACTTCCAGATTTGCGTTAAAAGCAAATTTAGCCTCACCAACCTTCACGGGTACGGTTTCGGGGATAACGAAAAGTATGGTTGGCTTAGGGAATGTGGATAATACTTCGGATGCAAATAAACCAATATCAACGGCAACACAAACGGCGTTGAATCTTAAATTTAATACCGCTGATACCTCTCAATTAAATCTTACTTCCAGATTTGCAGGTAAATTAAATTATACTGATACGTCTTTTTTGTTTACTCAATCAGATACAAATCAATTAAATTTAACTTCCAGATTTGCGGCAAAGCAAAACACCTTAACCAACCCAGTCACAGGAACGGGAACGACAAATACTTTGCCGTTATTTACGGGCGCTTCAACTTTAGGAAATTCAGTAATACAACAATCAAGTAATAATATTGGAATTAATACAACGCCTTTTGCCTCATTAACATTGGGTCAGGGTAAAAATATAATGCTTGATGCTTCGTCAAATAATATACCAAGAATATTATTTTACGAAACAAATGGAAGAAATGAAAACGACGTTCAGTTTGGCGCAAAAATACAATATAATTCTCCAAGTGACAGATTAGAATTTGTAATGCGTGATTCTTTTGCAGCTGACCCAAGTGGCGATGAATTGGCAATTTCAATTTTAAGACAATCGGGTAATACGACAATTCATAAAACATTAGACGTAACAGGCGCAACAACCCTTGGCTCAACCTTGGCGGTCACAGGCAACATTACCGAAGGCGGCAACAATGTTCTTACCAACCTTGACACGGTTTCTTTGTCAACGAGAATTGATGCAAGGTTAAATAAAAGCGACACCGCTACAATGCTCAACCCTTATTGGCGTGCAGATAAATTCTCGGGAACTTTGCCAATAACAAATGGCGGAACAGGTGCGGAAAGTGCATCGGTTGCAAGAACAACCCTCGGAGTTGGTTATACATTTTATTCAACAACAACTGGGGCAACTATTTTATTTTCATCAAATAGGGTATCATTAGTAATAACAGGTACTGGCTCAACAACAACGATTGATTTAACAACGGCAACAAATGGAAGACAATACATGATTAAAAATCTTTCAAATGCAACGGTCATAAGTAGCTCTTCAAACGTTATTCCATTGGCGGGTGGTTCATCAGGTACGGCTATTTTGTCAGCTGGAAATGTTACGCCTCAATGGGTTACCTTGGTTGCCGATGGTACTAATTGGCACGTAATGCAATCAAACTAAAAAAATAAACATGAAACAACTCCTTCCCCTTTTCCTCCTCCTTTTCCCTTACCTTGCCTTGGCACAGTATCAAGGCAACGGAAACCAAAAGATAACATTGGGCGAACAAACCAGTGCCGATGGGCTGGTGTATCGAGGTTTAGCGGCTGATACCACGCGTAAGCCTTCCGTGGATACCATGGCTTACATTTTACTTGATACAAATACGAATATTATTTGGCAATATAAAAAGGCAACAAACAATGCTTGGACACGGGTAGGCGGTTCTATTTCATCAGGTGTCACGGGCGTGTTGCCCGTGGCAAATGGGGGAACGGGAGCAACATCATTTAGTCCAAATAATTATTTAATTAAAACAAACTCTTCTGGTATTTTTGACACAAGTGCAATTTATGAGGCTGGTGGAAAAGTAAGTATTGGAAAGAACAATCCAGCTGCTACATTAGAAGTTGCAAGAGGATCAATAGGGGAATACCTTAGAGTGGGTGGAGATAATGCTTCAAACACACGTGGTTTAACATTTACATCTTCTACTACTGTAAGTACTGGAGATACTCATACATTTTCAGCATTGTCAACAAATGGAGTAATTGCTATATCTACTAATTTTTTGGAACGCTTCCGTGTAGCTTCAACTGGTGAAGTTACTATAAATAATTTACAAGGTTCAGGCAACAGAACAGTCATTGCAAGTGCAACAGGAGTTTTAAGCGCACCTGTATCTTCTATCAATACAAAGGAAAATGTACAAATTTTAAATTACGGATTAAATGAAATATTACAAATAAATCCAGTATCTTTTGATTATATAGATAAAGATAAATGGGGCGAAGATAGAAAATTAGGTTTTATCGTTGAAGATATTTATCCAATTGTTCCAGAAGTAACAGGAACAATGAATAATGGTGATTTGTATCTTGACATGGTTAAATTAATCCCCATCCTTACTAAAGCCATCCAAGAACAAAACGCTTTAATCAAAGCACTTGAACAAAGATTATTAATCCTCGAAAACAAATAACATGAAAAACATACTTTTCTTTTTACTCATTCCTTTCCTTGCCCTTTCTCAAGACGTTGTTACCGATACGGTGTACATTCAAAAGCAAGGCGACATTTATTACATTGTTACTATGACCACGTTCAGCGATAGCACGGTGACAGGGAATAAACAAATACTTGGCGATAGCTTAACAGCCATTAAAGCACTTGTTACCGATGCTGAAAGGCAAAGCAACACGATTGCCATCCATGCTAAGCCCTTGATTTTAAAAGGAAAATCGGTGAAGCGGATTAATTATTACAATAATTTGCACCTTCAAATTAGTGGCAGACCTGTTTACACGTCAACGGCACTCAGGGACACATCTTCATTTTTTGGCGATTGGACATTGGTTTTTGAAGGGGAAAACATTCCAGGCGTTATAAAGCTGAATGCAAATGACAGGTATATTTTTAATCCTGACAATGGCAAAGTGTACACGATTACAACCAACTTATTACTCAGCACCTTTACCAATCAAATTAGCTTTGCCTTCAACGGTGTGCGCTACGATTTATACAAGTTTGCCAATGGCAAATTTGCAACCGTGGACAATGATGTTAGGCTGATAAAAAAGGAATAATGAAAGCAACTTTAATCAACTTTTTGCACCTTGGATGGGAGAAAATAACATACGCAATTTGCTGCGGCTGGATATTTTCATTTTTCATACCAATCAAAGGCTTCCTGATATTCACGGTTTTCGTTGTTTTCGCTGACATGGCAACAGGCATCATTGCGGCAAAGAAGGAAGGGCAAAAGATAAATAGCCGTGGGCTTTATCGGACAATAGAAAAAATAGTGGTGTATTTTTGTGCCATACTCATATTCGAGGGTGCAAGGAATACGTTTAGCCTTCCTAACATAACATACATGGCAGCGTTTTTAATTGCAACGGTTGAGCTATATTCTATTTCGGAAAACACGAAACGCATCACAGGCGTAAACCTTGGCGTTTTAATAACACGTTTTTTTAATCGTTAAATCAAATAATCATGCAGACTAATTTAAAAGAAGCATTGAAAAATGCAGATGGGATAAAGTCACCTCTTGGCGACATTGAATGCTATTCAATGAATTTTGCCGAACTTGCAGGTGAAATCAATGTTTACCTTGAGGGTAACAAAGTCAAATTCACATGGCGCGAATATGTGCGACTGGCGCAAATCATTTGGGATAAGATAAAAGAAACAAGCCGCGAGTGCGCTGGCAAAGAAATTGAGGTGAAAGTTCCACCAAAATTATCTTTGATTACAGCAGCTTTTGCACTCATTGGATTTAAATTATAGGCGCAGAAGAATCGCTACCTTGGGCGACTATCAGGGCGGTGCATTGAGTTGCATCGCCCTTAAAAATATCAAAATATGAAAGCATCTAAATTTTGCATCTTCATCGACGCAGGCCATGGAGGCATTGACGCAAAGAAAAAATTACCTTACAATTATACCACGTATCCTTCCAAGTGCGCTCAGCATAACAATGCAAAGTTCCACGGTTACGGGTGGTTCTTTGAAGGCGTGTTTAATCGCGAAGTTGCGGCAAAGATTGAGCAGTATTTAATTGATTGGGGTTTTCCAGTTATTCGCGTTTACGATCCTGTTTTGGATTTAACTTTGGCAAAGCGCGTGGCGAAGGCAAACATCAACGCCAAAAATTACGAAGATTCGTTATACCTAAGCATCCACGGCAACGCGGCGGCTTCGCCCAATGCAAGGGGTTTTGAGGTGTTCACGAGCAAGGGTAAAACAAGGTCGGACATTTACGCGGAGTTCTTGTTTAACGAGGTAAAGGAGGCATTTCCGAAATGGGTATATCGCATGGATACCACGGACGGAGATAAGGACAAAGAAGAAAGTTTCTTTGTTATTACCCAAACAAATATGCCAGCGGTACTCAGCGAAAATGGATTCTTTACAAATTACCACGATGCTTTAATGATGTTTGACCCCGTGTTTCAAAATACGTTGGCTTTGTCTCATGCTCGGGCGGTCGTGGATTATGCAAAGACGCAAGGGGTAATCTTTTAATAAAAAAGGGCTGGTTCAAATGCCAGCCCTGATATACACATCAACAATTAACAAATTAGTAATCAATCAATTATAAGTTTTATAAGCCTTGCGGCTGATTCTTTTAAAGTGTCGGTTTCCTTTGAATGATAAAGTTGGTAACAAATGCTTACCATTCTTTCTTTTTCCATTGATTGATAAGCTGGCATGGTCTCAGGAATCAAAGGATTAAGGTAAAAATTTATTACCGATTGTTTGCTATTTACCGTGTCGGCAAATCGTAAGGGCTTTGGGCGCGCGTTGAAACATCTTTGCGCTTCCTTCCATTGTTCGTTGGTTAAGCCGTCTGTTAATTCGTTATTTTTCATCTTTTGATATAATTTTTTGCCATAAGCGCAAGGAAGAAAGCGTCGATTTCATCTTGACTTATTTTGGCTGGTTTAAAATCTGGTTCAAATTTCAATCGCTCACTTGCGACCACGCGCATAAACACGTCTTTGTTAAACTTTTTACCCTTTGCCTCAGGGGAAATATTGTACGCCTCAATGTCGTGTTCCTTTATCCATTCATAAGCAATCCTTGATGCGGCTTGATTCATGCCAACGTTGCGGGACATTCTGGAAAGGATCGCGCGGTTGATTGAATTATTAAAGGTCACATTCTGGAGGCTTGAATCTTCAACTAAAACAACAGGACTTTCGTATGCCACCCATGTTATAACGTCTCCGATGAAATCGACAAACCTTTTATATCTTTTAAAAATCATAGTGCGGTCTGCGATAATGCAAACCGCCATTCCTTTTATTCTTAACGCTGGGTCGACTCCTATCAGTGTCCTCAAAGTGTGATTGTTTTAAATGAAGATACAAAGTTTTTTGCCTTTGATACTGGTTTCGCCTCAGCCTTTACGCGTGGTTTTCTTTTCCGCTTTGGCTTTGTTTCAATTAACCCATAAGCCTCAACACCCTTGTCAACAAAGTTGATTTCAAGGAGGTAACCGAAAACAACGATTGTTCCGATAAAAAGGAACATGGTAATAAATTCGCCGCCTTCGTACTTTTCCTGTAAGCCAAAAAAGATTTCAAGCAAAGCCACAAGGGTTGCGCCCAGGGCAATTTTTGGTGGGTAAGTACTTCGCCCTTTGGTTGGATTCAAGAAGTCCATGAAAACCACGGCGAAGCGTCCGAGTTGCAAAATACTGGCGGCAATGATCGCAAGCCAAAAGTCAATGGGGAGAAAAATGGCGGTCAGATAGGCGTTGATGCCATACGTTAAAACGATTGTTAAAAGCATGATGGTGGGAATGTTATCCGAAATACTTTCGAATGTCCATTTAAATTGAAGGTTGTTAAAATTCTTTTCCATTTGATTTTGTTTTTGTTGTGTGAAATATCGTTTCGTTGTTTCAATACGTAAATTTAATATTAAATATTGAAATAAAAAAATATTTACAAAAATAAATGCAAAATAATTTAAAATTCATCTCTTTTCCCTTTAATCGGGTAATGGTTCTTTTTCAACTCCCAGAACTCAGCCATAAGCGAAGCGCGAAACTTGTAATCCGTGTCCGTGTGATACCCTGATTTGTACACGCATTTACAAATGGATTCGTACAACCTGATCCCTTTTAACTTGTAATTTGCCTTCTTGCATTCCGCGTACCTTCCTGAGTTCAAAACACCCGCCCAAAGTTTAACACCTTCTTCCGTGGAACTTGCGCTCATGAACTTGGCGCGGATATACTTGTCACGTCCGCGAATGACCTCGCGTGTTTTGTACGTCACCGACTTTTGATTTTTCAAAGCCTTCACGCCGCCAGCGTTGGCGTGTTTTCTCCAAAGTTCGGTTTCAACGCCAGAGGTGGTTGCCTCAATGATAAAAAAGGAATAAATCATGGAAACGGGAAAGTCGGTCAGGTAATGCACATTCATAAGCATGGATTCATAAGAATACGCCAGCCAAATACGACGCATTTTAAAAAGGTCAATTTTATCTAGGTTTCGAAAACCTTTGCCTTGTAATGTTTTCCTTAATTCGTGTATATTCATTTTCCTTATTTCCCATCCGTATGACCTTGAGCCATAAGCCATTTCGTTGAATTCGCTTTTTTCCTCTTTTGCAGGGAAGGTGAGCGTTGTAATTTTGTGAACGTACACCGTGTCGCGCTCAATGACTGGCACGAATGAGGTATATTGGTACTGAGTATTGATTGGGGAATAAATTAACCCAACCACGAAGGCAACGCCAACACCTGCGGCAACTTGGTACGGGAGGCGTTTGTTCTGAGGAACATAGTCAATGATGCGGTCTTTCATAAAAATGTCTTTTTAATTATTTTTTCTTCAACAATTAATTTATCGTCTGCAACTTCAGGATTAACATCATACGTAAATTCAACCCATCTATAACCAACAAT